TCATGGTGTCTTTATCCCCTTGCTCAGATACCCGCATATCCCGCCGCCGACTGCGAGGCCGATGTCCTTGGCGCCTTCAACGCGGAGGAAGAAAGCGACTATGACGATCCCCGTGGCGCATGCGAGGGCTGCCAGGGTCTCTACGCTGGGCCATTTGTCGGTCATGACACCCTCGCCGTTGCGTCCGCCACGGCCTTGTCGGCCTGTTCGGCCGCTTCCTGCACGGCAGCCGTGACCTTGGCCGCCTCCTCGTTTGCCAGGTTAGCCGCGCTCTGCTTCAGGCTCGCTTCCTTGCGGGCGATGTAAGATTTGCGCTTCAAGTAGTAGACCGCTAAACCGATGACCAATATTGCTCCTATGATGATTCCGTGCAGCATGTCCTTCTCCTTTCTGTTTTTCTCGGCCTTGGCCGTTATTGCGCGTAGTACCCTTCGAACTGCGCCATCACACCCGCTATGGCATACTTCGAGACCGACGCGAGCGGCGTATCGTGGCCCGCCTTTAATTGTCCGCAGACAAACTCCAAATATTCGCTCGTGTCGTTCTCGTTCGGCGGCGCGAACTTAGCTATGAACTGCCCGAAGGTCAGCCCCCTCTCCTGGTCCTTCTCGATCTGCCTGTGGGCTGCGTTCCAGCCGTGCCAGGGAGTGTCGAAATGAGCGAACCTGCCGTCCGCGACGGCGTTGGGCTGGCCCGCGAAGTCCAGGTTGATCGGATTGTTGTTACGCTGAGGAATGTTCATCTATTACCTCCTTGCCTGTTTTATCTCCTTCAACTGCTCCTTGACGTTGTCGAATTCCGCTTTCATCAACTCCTTGAGGCCGGCCAATTCCGCCGCATATCTCTGCTGAATCTCCTCTTTTGCGGACGAATGGAAGCTCCAGCCTAAACGGAGAAGGGCCATAAGGAGCGTCGCTAGGATGGGGATGAGCACGGGCCACGTCACCACTGCCTTGTGCGCTTCTCTTTTGACTATCTTCTCCACCTGCGCCGTCTGCTGTCCGTTCAACTCAGCCATATTCAACCCCGATAAAGACAGTGTTGAGTTTTGAGTTAAAATATTTTTCACGCAAGTTCAACAGATTTAATACCGTTTTGAGTTTTGAGTTAAATGCCTTTTTGCAGGCAAAATAAGGCAAAAGGGCCTCTTTTCACGCAAAACTCAACACTCAAAACTGTCTTTCTCCTACGGTCCTATCGTTATCGTGTACGTCACGTTATTCGCCGCTATGCCCCCGTTCGTCGCCCAGTTTTGCGTGCTGCCCCCGGGGGTGCTGACAATCACGCAGCCGGTTGTATCGGGGGCCGTGAGCTGCTGAAACTGAAGGTTATCAACATAGAACTCAGAAGTCCCGGACGTATTAGAGGTAAGGTAAAAAGGTGTGCTCGTCCGGTCGGCAACGGTGTAGAATGCCTGTTTGGTATAGGTCGCGTCCGTGTAATTCGGCGAGTAGGTATTTGTCCCGGCATTGGAGAACCTCGCCGTTTGCGTCCAGGATCACGGGGTTGGAGTTCTGGGTAAGCCCCGTGGAGTCCGTAAAGGTGGCCTTCAGAAAACCCGTGCCGGACGTACCCGGTTGCAGCGTCCAAAGCAGGCCCCTGCCAGGGGGTTGCCGGTGCCGGGGTAAAAGGCGCGGAAACGAGGATATGGAGCTATTGATGTCTGATTCATCGGCTCACCTCAAAAGTTGATCCCATAACGTTTCCCTTCCTGGATCTCCTCCTGGAGCTTCTCGATACCGGCGAAGTCGATGTTAAGGTTGATGGCTTCCACCTGGGCGATCCTCTCCTTTGCGGTCTCGACGACTTCCCTGACCGACTCGCCGAGGGAGATCACGCTTGCAAGGCTGTCGAAGGGCGGGACTGAATAATAGTCGCCCCGGTGTCTCACGGCCATCCGGAGCTTTACCCACCGGCGCATTTCCTTCGGGAAGGTTATGTTGACAAAGGTCTTCGAAGCCTCGCTCGAATCCATTGAGATTGCGAGGGCGTACTTGTGCTTCATCACGGGGGCCGTCTTTTCGCCCGTGGCGAGGCCGTACACGACTTCCGTGTAGTTCTCGATCAGCTCGCTCTGGATCGCCGCGACTCCCGGCGCTGCAAGCCTTATGGTAGAGTCGATCAGGTACGGCACCCGGTCCTTGTCGATCTTGAATTCCGCCGAATAGAAAAAGCGTGTCTTGTGGCGTTTGAACTCGGGCGCGAGCCCCTCATTGATGAGCCTCGCCGCTTCGGGAAGCTCCCTTTCCGACCCGTAGACCCGGCTGATGATCCCGCTGCCCTTGCTCTCGTACCCGATAGTGGTGGGGTATAGAAGCTCCCCTTCCCACGTGATCCCGTCAAGCCCGGGCTCTACGCCGGGGAGCAGCTCTTCGCAAACGAAGACTACGTCCTCCTTGTAAGGGCCGGCCTTGTGGGCGATGTAGTCGATGCGGGACTCGGACGCCCGCAGATCCTGGTGCTTGAAGCTCTCCGAGATGCCGCGGAAGTTGTTATCGACTTTGATGTAAAAGTCCTTGCGGTCGGCGCAGAACTTCCGGAGGGCGGTCACGCCCTTTATCCTGTGCGTCTCCTGCACGGGCAGTCCGTTCTCCTTCTGCCTGGTCCGGCCGTGCCAGCGGTCGAGCTCGAGCCGCTCCGCAGCGCCGGCGCCCGCCACAGGGTACCCGTGTCCCCTGAGCCACTCCACCATTGCGGCGCACTGTGTGTCGGGGACGAAGATAAAATCGGCCCGGTCGAGGTGCTCCTCGAAGGAATCGACCCGCTCCAGCCCGTCGAGGCCGGAGCCGATCTCGACCTTGTAAGGCGCTGGGAACGCCTCGCGGGTGGGGACGTAGTACTCGACGGACGCGCAGTCCCGGAGGAGCCGCAGGGCGTTCTCGGTGAAAAGGCCGAGGTCGTAGACGAGCGCTTTTTTGTTTGACAGGTTCAATTCGGACTCCCGGAAATTCTCTCTCCGTATTGCTTCGCAAGAGCTGCTCCGTCGGCTGTTCTCTTGCCTGTGTCGGATTGCGGACCCGCCGCTTTTTCCAAATGATAATGGCCGTCAGGCCTTTGGATGACATCGTAGCCCGGATAGTGGATGACACCGTTCCGAACGGTGAGCTTCGAGGCATCTATTGATTTCCAAAGCGTGTCCATCCGCTCGAGCAGCGGCTTGATCGCAGCGATACCCTGCGGACCGAGCTTATGAACCATATCCGCCATATTGTCTATCCGTTGCTGCGATTGCGCCTGCATCCCCTGCGCCCCGCTCGCCCTTCCCACGTCCATGTAATCCTCCCGGCTGCCCGTCCAGGGGGTCATCGTGCGCCCTGCGCCGCCCATGGAGGCCGCCAGAGCGTTGACGGGCATAGGCGACGCGCCGGGCATAGGCCCGCCGGGCGGGTTATTCGCCCCCGGCGCCGCAAGACCGTTCGCGGGACCCGAACCGGGTGCGCCGGAGCTCATCAGCCCGCTCAGGTAGGCGTTGCGGGTGGCCTCCGCCTGGCCCTCCGTGATGGCGCCCTGGTTGACCGCGTCCTTGAGCCTTATGTCGAGGAGCTTGTTCCTGATCCCGCCTGCGTAGTAGTCCTGCGCGTCCTGGAGCATAAGCGCGAAGTCGGGCAGGACGACCTGCTGCGGGCGGCCGAGAAGAGAAGAAAGACCATAATCGTTAGCCATGTGATCACCTCGAATTAGAAACTCTGCCCTGCACCGCCCCATCCGTACATATATTGGCTGTACGGATCGTAAGGGTTGTTTGCCGCGTTGTACATATAGCCGGAGTTCCCAAGACCGTTCCCCCCCTGGTACTGCTGATTCATATACTGATTCATGTAGTAGGCGGGCATCCCGTAATTGAGGCCCGAATTGATCGCCCCGGTGTACGCGTTCGCGGCCCCGATCTGGCCCGCGGCAAGGGCGTTGCCCGCGCCTACCCCGTATTGGCCCATCGTGTTTGCCGCCTGCAGGCCGAGTTGTGCTTCCGAGGTCGCCGTACCCTGGCCCGAAGTCGATAAGCCGGTCAGCATGTTATAGGGCATGGTGTACTGGGAGTTCAGGTTCTGCTGGTAGGTGTTGAGGGCCTGGTTGTAGTACTGGTCCATATACTGCGTCGCCGCACCCTGACCGTAATTCTCAAGGGCGGTCCCCATGTTCCCGGAGCCGTAATTTCCCGCAGCGGCCCCGCTTGCCGCGAGGGCGTTAACTCCCTGCTGCGTCACCCATTGGTAATCGGGGTTGTTGGAGATCCGGGTCGGGTCGAAAGAGAAGGCCGGAGTGTTGAGAAGGCCGCCTTGCTGTGATACCGGCCCGGTTGCCCCAGCCGGCGCCCCCGTGTTCGACTGGCCCATGCCGTAGGCGAGCGAATTGACCGCCCCGGTGCCTGCCTGGAGCCAGGGCTTCATGTTCTGCTGCTGCTGGAGCCATTCCTGATAGGTGAGCTGCTGACCCTGAAGGTTCGCGTTGGCCGCCGTCTGTGCCGCCGACTCCTGCGCGTTCGCACCTATGAGCGAGCCGCCGAGCAGCCCGACCCCGGCGCCGATTATTGCTGTCGCTCCCATCTTATCCTTCCTTTGCCCCCTGTTTGAACACCGGCTTCACACCGTTCGGCCCTTCTTTTAGGACCTTGACATAGTATTTCCCAAAGTCCTGGTAGTGCATCCCCTCGAAGAGGCGGTAGACCCCGTTGTGCATCCCGCCGTGGGTCATGAGGAGCTGCGCACCAGCCTTTTCCGCCGCTCTTTCCGCAAGGCGCACGAGGCGCATCCCTTCCGATCCTTTCCGGTAGTCCGGATGAAGGAAGAGGAGCGGGACCGTACCGTAGATGCATGCATAGTGTGGGTGCGGGCCGATAACAACGACGACCCCCGCCTTGAGTTGGCCTCGCTCGTTCCGCCCGATCACTATTCGCAGGAAGCCCGCAGCATCCAGCGCCCTATAAAACACCCAGTCCAGGTCAGGGGGGAAGTCGTGGAAGGGCGCGGCCACTTCCTCCCAATAGATATCCGCAAGGAGGAGCATCTCCTCTTTCAGCCTGTCATCGAGCTTTTCAACTCGGTAATCGAGCATCAGATCACCCCATGTAGTGCCATGCGCTCCCCGTCCACCTGTAATACCCTTCTCCGCTTCCGGGGTTCCAGTCCGTCCCGTTAGCGTAAGCCAAAAGCCCCCGCATGTGGGGCGGCTCCGTCTTGCCGAACCTCGGGTTCGTCGGGTCGATGTAAGAAAGGACTTTGCCCGTTGCCGCGACTTCGGCGAGCCACTGCTGCCAGACCGTGCTGGACAGGGGATAATTGGCGGAAGGGGCCTGTCTTATCATTCTCCGTATGCTCCGAGGATTACCCTTTTTACCGGGTCCGAGACGGCGACCCTGAAAATCCTGTCCCTGCTCACTCCGAGCCTGCGCCATACGGCCCTTGCTTTGTACTGTCCCACGGCCCCGATGGAGGCTGTGTAGTCGTTGCTCCAGGTGTGGCCCCCGTCGTCGGACCACGAGAGGGCGGCGCTCCCGCCTACGCCCGTTTCCATGTCCACGTGGAGGCGTTTTATGAAGATGTTCTGGAGGTCCTTCTTGTCGGCTACGTGCTGGCATGTCCTGACCGAGACTATGGGCTGCCCGTTGTCCGTATATATGCCCGCCTGCATCTTGTAGATGTTCCCGCTCTGCCAGTCGCCGATAAGGTGCATCCCCGCGAAATAGGCGTAGCAGTTCCCGACGTGCCTCCCTATCGCGTAGGCGCCGCCGGTCCATGTCGATCGCTCGTGCCAAAGCCCTGTAGAGGCGTCGTAGACGAAGGTCGCGTTGCCTTGCGGGAAAGTGAGCACGTAAAAAGTGTGACCTCCATCAGAATAGCAGTAGCCGAAGGCGTCAACGACGGTGGATAACTGGCCGATCCGGTAGTTGATCGGCGGGGGGCTGACTACCTGGGGGTTGCCCCCCTGGCCGACGATCTGGACGACCCCCACAAGCTCGCCACCGTCGTTATGGCGCTCGTTGGCAAGAAAGAAGAGGGAGTTGCCGCCCCTCGCGGCGGACCAGGGCGCAGGGGTGCCGTAGTCGAGGACCGCCCCGGGTATTCGCTGGAACGGAAAGCCCTGGCTCGTCGGCACGCCCGCGTCGTACCAGACCTCGGAGGTGTACTCCTTGATGATCCATAGCTGCTGCTCCATATTGAAGATGCACTTTATGAGGTCGGGTGCGGCCGATATGGGGGAAGTAGCGAGGGCGTTCCAGGTCGTGCCGTCATAGAGATTCGAGGCGTACGCCGACATGCTGCCCGAAGGGGCAACCACGAAATAGCCGTCTATGTAGGCCAGGGCGATGGGGTTCCCCGGCCAGCCGCCCCCCGAAATAGCCGCGAAGGCGGCGGTCGAGATGTTGTAAATGTAGCCCGCAACGCCGTCGATTATCATGAGCTGGTTGCCGCCCACGCCGGAAGCGGCAAGGCCGTTATCCGCCATGAGGACCCTGCCGCTTGATGTCTGGAGCGTACCCAGAGGGGCGGACATCACGCCGGCCGCCGTCAGGGAGTAGAGCTTTCCGCCGATTACCACGTAAAGGAGGCCGCCGAAGACGTGCGTCCCCCGCACCACTCCCGAGCCGAAGCCCGCCCAGGGGGCCGTCCCCGGCGTCCCCAGGAGGGCGATCACGTCTTTGGCGTCCCTGGGTGATATCTCCGGATAGAGGTTGACGGACCGGGAAGCATCAAGGTTGCTGCTCACTCCTAAGTATCCCGCTCCGCAAATCGGAAGATGCATCTTACGACCCCTTTGCCGACTTTGTCATATAACCCAGGATGCCGCCGCCCACCGCCGTCGCAATTTCAGGGTGGCCGGTGGCCAGGCCCCAGCATGCGAGGACAGTCAGGCAGATCAAAGCCACCGCATTGTCGTCGAAAAGCTTACCCATCGTTGCCACCTTCCCCGGTGGCTTAGGCCGGGGGGGCTGCCGCCGCTACGGCCGCCGCGTGGATCCCGAACAGGTTCTCGAACTCCTGAACGAGAGCGGGGAGGGCGGGCGCGTAGGTCTCGAAGGTTTTCTTTGCCCCGCCGCTCAAGATGTTGTCAGCCACGGCCGCCGCGACCTCGACGCCCTGGTTGATGTTCGCCTGCGTCGCGCTGTCCACCTTCCCGCTCGTCGCCTGAAAGATGTCGTGTGTGACCGATGGTACGGTCTTGAGGGCAGCGGCAGCGAATGGCGCCGTAACCGGGTCAAAAGCCATAGCCATGCCGATAAGCTCTTCCAGTCCTTCCACTACAGATTCTACGTTCATACTCTTTCCTCCTTGTTTTTATCGCGCTGCTTACGCAGTCGCGTATTTCGCTCTCAGTGCGTCGCACCGGTTGAGCAGCCCCTTGAGAAACTGAGGCTTGGCGGTCGTTCTGTAGTGCTGCTCCCGCATGTCCAGAAACTCGCGCCAATCCTGCGTGATGGCGAGGGTATGCTTTGCCCAATTTTCCCCCGGGTTCACGGCCGAGTCGAAGGCTACCACGTCCAGAGGATGGGGTAGTGAATCGGCAGCTATGAAGTCCCAAAAATGGACCCGATAGAACTCCGTCGCGTACGCCCCCGCATCATCCGGCGCCATATCCTTGATGAGCGAGTACTCATGCGGCCAGAAGTGAGCGGATATGCCGAGGCGGGTCTGCCCGCCGGGATCGCCCTTCAGATTCGAGTCGAAGCCCTCCTCGCGGAAGGTAAAGGCGATAGCTTCGGGAAATGAGCCGTTCATAGTTTCGCCGTCCTTTGCAGGAGTATCTTTATATCGCCCCGCATCTCCTTAATTGCCCCCCAGAACTCGTCTTGGTCCTTCTCCCTTTCCCTCTCCATGGTGGCATGAAGGCTGCACACCTTCCCGCTGCCGTTATCCTTCGACCGCTTTATTACTGCCATTGCCACCGGACAAGCCGCGAATGCCACTCCTACTATCAGGACCGCGAGCTCCATGCTCATCCTCTCTCCTCCGCCTCATGCCCCCGTGTACGCCGCCCTTGCCGCCTTCTTGTTGGTATGCCTGGTCTGTGCTGCTGCCGGCAGGTCGGTCACCGCGATTACCCCTTTCGCAATAAGCACATCTATCATGTCTTCAGTCCCGCGAGGCAGTTCCGCATCCGTCAATTGGAGAGCCTGGAGAGCCTGCCACTTGGCGGCGTTGACCTGGATCGTCGCCCCGTCCCATATCGAACACGGGTTGAGATCGGGGATCAATGCGCCGGAGTAGACATGCTCGTTTGCCTGAAGCACATACGAGTCATCCACATAACGCATGTTCGTAATGGAACCGCCTGCCGTTGCTTGGAGGACTATCCTTGCCATGGTTCCTCCTTTAGAATCCGTAACCGGTAAGTGTAATCGTGCATCCGCCACTTCCTACTGTTATTTCGTAATAGAGCGTTGACGGCGTTAGAATAAGCATATACCAAGGGCTGTACAGAGAGGCCGCACCGGAATACATATTTACAAACCCGGTGGAGGCTGACGTGGGCGCTACTGCACAGCCAGTCGAAGAGGCGTTTACAGCCATGTATCCCCAGGCACGTTTCGCAGGGATGGGAATGGTTGAAGAGCTACCAATCGCCGTCCATGTTCCCGCTGTTCCGCCGCTAACTAAAACGGAGGGGGATGCTGGAATGTCTATCGGACTTGCGTACCAGTTCGTCCCGTCAGTCCAGATATCTGGGTTACCAGAGAGTGCGACGGAATTAAGGCCGAAGCCGCTTGCCGTGCCCCATAGGTATGTGGACGCAGGAAGCGCAAGGGTGACGACGGCGGAGCTTATGTTCGTCACTTTCAATATTCCCCGCGATCCGATGCTGCCGACTGCCGGTAGGGTGAGTGTGCAGGTAGTTGAGCAGTTCATCGTGAGTGAGCCGGGGAAATCGCTATTCTGTACGGTGTAGTTACCTGTCTTTGTGGATGATACCGGAGCAACGCCAGGTGCACCCCCATCCGCTAAGTTCTTGCCGTCAGTACCAGAGAACATAGCAACGTGGCCCGCTGTGGACGAGCCGGGGCCTACGGCAGTGTTGGCGTTGTAGCCTTGGACAATCGAGCCGATGTTGCCCGAGTTAAGAAGCGTGTAGGCCCCCGCGCCGTGTACGCCAGTTGAGGCAGACGCATGACTGTTGAGGTTGCCCTGAACAGTGGAGGCGGCCCCGTAAGTGTCATAGGTGGCACTCCCAAGAGCGGCCATGATGTCCGCCACCTGGAGGAGCGACAAGACCACATTTGCTCCATTCCCTCTCAGATAATAACCCGAACTTACCCCACCCGCGAGAGCGTTCAGGGCTGCTTGCTGCGTAGTCTGTCCCGTGCCGCCGTTCGCTATGGGAGCCACAGAGAGGTATGAGAGCGCCCCGAGCGTTCCGCCTGCGCCTATATTAAGGCTCGCGCCGTCGTTGCCGAGAAGGGTAAGCGTACTTTGGACCGTGAAGACCTTGCCCGCCGTAACCACGCTCTGCCCGTATGATATGGGGGTGGACCCGCAAGACGGCTGCCATTTCCACGCCCCCGGATTGGCGGGGTCGGGAACGTAGCAGTCCGCGTGCAGGACCGTTGCCGCTGCCAGGTTCGCGAGGATGAGAAGGACGAAAATCAGTCTTTTCATATTGACCTCACGTCTTGATTATGAAGTTGACCACCGCAAAGGGGTCCATGATCGCCATAGATGAAGGCGTTGTAAAATTGTCAACACCGCCCGTCTCTCCTGTTCCGGTGTTGTTATAATTGTTAGTCTGCCCGCCATCAGTGAAGTAGACTGCTCCTGGTTGAGCGGTCACAAGCGTCCCTGCCACTGTGCCTCCCGTGGGACCACCCCACCCAGTATTTGGAACAGTTAAGCTCGGGACAGAATGTGTATGGCCGGGAAACTCCCCCACTACTTGCGTGTGCGTCTCTGCCCCGCCCTTAGCGCCAATAACCCTGTTCACACCCGTCCCACCGCCCTCAGCCGTATTTCCCTGGCCCGCCCCTATAGGGACACGTCCACGCATGTCGGGGACGTTGAAAGTGGTAGAGCCGTCTCCTGCGCCGAAAGTCGTGCCGATCACGTTGAAGAGAGCCGCATACGTGGTGCGGCTCACGGCGGACCCGTTGCAGACGAGCCAGCCCGTGGGGGCGGACGCCCCGGCGTACATCCTGACCTCGCCCGTGAAGAGTCCCAGAGAGCCGTAAGGCAGCGAAACGTGCTGAGAGGCCGTGATGATCCCAGTTGCTATAGCTGATAGCCCCGAATCCAACTGACCGGAATCCCATGTAACGGTTACGGTCGTCGTCAGGGGGCTCCCGCTCGCGGAAGATGTCTGGACGGTCCCGTAGACCGTGCCTGCGGCGACGGTTGCCTCCACCCTCTCGCCCGGCGTAAAAAGGGCGGTCTGGTCTCCGGGCGTAGAAAAGGAAGTGGCCGACAGGTAGGTAAAGCTGAGACTCTGAGGGACCCATTCACCTATTTGTGGGCTCGACGTGCTCGGCATGGAGGAGACGTTGTCCCTTGACCATACCTGCACTCCGTTCGCGTCCTGGAGGACGAGCTTAGTGTAGCCGGAGAGCCACACATCCGCCTCGCCGTTGGAATCGAGTATGACGGGATTAGGGTTCTGGGTAAGCCCCGTGGAGTCCGTGTATGTGGACTTCAGAAAACCCGTGCCGGACGTACCCGGTTGCAGCGTCCAGAGCTGCCCGCCGGATAGCGGGTTGCCCGTGCCCGGGTAGAACGCCTTGAAGCGGGGATATGGTGCAATCGATGTCTGGCTCATGGCTTAACCTCCATCACTGCTGCCCCGTTAGAATGTTGTACGGCACCCGCTTGCCCGGTACTTCTATAACCGAAGTCGGCTGCCGCGCGTTCATCATCTCCACGACGTGCATGGAGGAAAGGGCGAGGTCCCTCAAATCCTGGGGGATCGGCCTCGCATCCTCGTGGTACTGGCGCCATAAACGGATGGCAAGGTTATATTCCAGAGCCTCGTAGTAAGCAGATTGGAAGGTGACCGTGTCGGTTGGCGCCTGGAACTCGGTCAGCCCCTTTTGCTCGCCTATAAAGAGCGTGTAAGGGCTCGAGGCGTCAGGGTTCGGATAGAGGTTGACCACGCCGGTCTGCACGCCCGCCTGAGTAATGCCGGGATCGAAAAAAAGGGCCGTGGGCCTGCCCGTAGCTATCGCCTTGTCGGTGATCGAGTCCCACTCCTCCCTCGTCAGGATATCGAGGCCGGTATCCTCGTTGTTCCCGTCCCTTATGAACCCATCGGTGATCTTCGAGGGCTTCGGCGTGTTGAGGTCTCCGCCTATGCCTATCGTGTACGCCTGCTTGCCGGCAGTGAGAGCGAAGCCCTCAAGGATCGTCCCGAGCACCATGAGCGAACGGACGGACCAAGCATCGATCATGGTATTGAGCTTGGTAAGGCCGTCCGTAAGCTCGTCCGCCGTCGGGCTTTCCGACTTCGCCAGCGCCCCTATGTCCTGGAGCGCCGATTTTATGAGCTGCTGGACCTGAAGGATCACCTATTTTCCCTCCTGGGACGCCGGTTCAACGGCGCTTGGCCCTTTCCAGGCTATCCAGATAGACCCGGCCAAAATCTTGTAAGGCACACCGAGCTCCGCAAGGGCCTGCTTCACGCCCGCCTCGTTGATGTCGTGCCCGCAGAGACAGACCTTGGGTATCCTGGCCCATGCCTCGATGTCGGCCTTTGCGGCCTCGTAGGTATGCTCCCCGTCGAGGAACACCATATCCACGTCGCCCGGCTTGAAGCGCCCGGCGGCTTCCAGGCTGTCAGTCTTCAGGACGGAGAGGTTCTTGAAGCCCTCCGTGTTTCGCTTGAAGGCCGCGTAGATGTCCTCATGTTTGGCCGCAGCGTGCGTCGTCTCCCTCTCGGAAGGGCTACCCTGAAAGTGGTCTACTGCGACGACAAGGCCCCTGCAGCCGGAAGCGAGGGCGTGGGTGCTCCGCCCCTTCCAGCTTCCCACCTCGACGACCGTCTTCATCTGGGCCGCGAGGTTGTAGAGCACACCCAATTCCCCGGGGGACATCCAGCCCTCTATCTCCGGGCTGGGCATCCGGTAGGCGCTTACTCCCCACGCGATAAGCGCCTGCCTCATGGCGGCCGCCTTCTCCTCGATGGTCGCCTTGTAATTGTGCCAGACCTGCCATGAGGCGCCAACGTCCCGGCATATGTCCGGGATGAGCATGTGCTTGAGGCCGAAGCGGGCGATGTTGCGGGAGACCACGTAATCGTCTATGAGGTGCTCCGCCCTGATCCCGAAAGCCCTCTCGTCGGCTGTGGGGTGGATCCTGGAGACCGCCTCCTCAAGGGTCAGGTCTTCCAGGGGACGCCAGATATCGAGGCACCAGTCGGAGGCGGCAAGGCACCAGTTGCCCTTGCCTATCCACCGGCCGTCCCGAAGAAAATACTCGTCGGGCTCGAACCTCGTGGGCGCGAAGTCGGTCCCTACCGAGAGGGTCACACCCTTCCCGACTACCGCCGTCACGTCGAACATATCGGGGTGGATCAGCGCGTCGGCGTCGAAGAAGAGATGCCAGTCCGCCCCGTTCTTCCCGGCGAGGTCCCATATCTGAAACTTCTCGTAGACGGGCGGGAAGTCAGGGAACTTCCGCTCGCCGATAACCTGGAAGTCCGCCCCGATCTTCGCGGCGTACTCCCTGAAGATGGGAAAGGTTATCTCGGTGATCTCCGGCGCGTAGCCGCCTACGTCGAGCGAGTAGAGAACCTTTTTCATCCCTTAGCCTCCTAGCGGCCGGGTTAATGCAGCATAGAGCCCGCGCCTCCGGCGCTCCGGAGCATAGGGCATAGGGCTTTTAAAACTCTCTGCTCTTTGCTGTTCTTACTCCATGCTCCATGCTCTATGCTGCATTTGCTCCCTATCCTGTGATGCGGCATGCTAACTCTGGACGCAACGCCGCCCATCCCGCCAGCACGTCAACCCTGCACGGGAACTGCTGGTAGTTTATGTCGTAAGCCCTGACGATCAGCATCGAGACGCCGTCGTAGGTCTCCCTGGCCGCGAAATCCACCCCGCGCGGCATCTCCAGGTCCGCCGTCGCCAGCGTGAAGGCGTCCTGGTGGTAGGCCAGGTTCATGGGGTAGGAAGTATTCGCCGAGCCGGAAAGCAAGGTTATAGCCGCGTTCGCAGCCGGGCTTGCTGTTACGGTCCCGTTCGCGATGTTCGCGCCGGCCACGACTATCGACGGGTAGACGCTTATGGCGCAGTTGCCGTTCGCGTCGGCGGTGTTGTTCGCCGAAGTTACCACGAAAGAAGCTGCGAAGCCCGTCGTCGTCTGGTTCTCCGGGTTGACGGCGCTTACGTTGGCGATGGTGATGATCTCCCCCGGCATGAGCACGTTGGCTGCGTTCGCCGTCCATCCATGAGTGTTGAGGTTCGCCCCGGTCTGGCCCGCCCCGGCCACGTTCGCGCTCGCGCTGCCCGCGTGGCTGCCCGTGGTCAGCATGTTGACGTTCTGGTCCATGGCGAACTCGAAGCCCAGGGCCGTCCCTATGACGCCCTTGCGGTACTGGGCCGATATTTCCCCGGAGTCCTGAAAGAGACCGGAGAGGGCGCCCACCGACTGCGCCATAGCTCCCGGGTTGAGGACGCAGCGCCTGTTCTCGTCCCTCGGCGCGGCCTGATAGTCCATCATCATGCCCGTGTTCAAAAAGACCTGGGGCGCGTTGTACTGGAGGAGCCCCGTCGCACTGCCCAACGGCGTGCCCGGCGTGGTGCCCGGCGTGCCCACCTGGTTGAAGACGTTGGCGGCGAGCGCCAGGCCGTCCTGGTCGATCTGAGAGGAGAGCCTTGCCATAGCAGGCACGAGGATGCGCTTCGAGAAGTCGTCGAGAGAGAGGGTAAGGTCCTGCTGGGTGAAATTGAGGCCCACCTGATAGTTCGTGGTGAGCTGGACGGGGACGGTGCTCTCGGTCGTGCCCTGCATGTTGAGGGTCGTGCCCTTCGTGATGTAGTACTTGTTGGGCAGCCTCACGTTCACGGTGGCGCCGATCTTGGCGCCAGGAATGGCAAATTCCTTGCTGTACTGCTTGTTGACGTTCTTCACGAAGACGAGGTTGTTATGGAGGACCCGAAGGGCCTCGCGCAGGACCTGCGTCGGCGTGAGAAGCGTGTTCGTTGCATAAGATGGCATTGTTCGTTACGCTCCTTGCCTCCATCTTTTTGAAAACCGTTCGACGTTCAAGGTTCAGGGTTCAAGGTTCAGGTTCAGAAAAGAGGGGTTTTAACATTGAACGTTGAACATAGAACATTGAACATTCCTTTACCGTCCCACCGGGCCGGTCTTTCCCTTGCCGCCGCCCGGATTGAGACCCGCCACTTTGGAGTTGGACGCCTGCGGCTTCGCGTACTCCGTCGCGCTCCCGAAGGATTTCTTCGGGGCTGCCGGGGCCTTGCCGGAATGGCTTCCGCTTTTCGACATTCTTATCACCTCCTTTTCCTGTACTGTTTT